TACTGTTGATATTGGGCTTTTGTTATTGATAAAATCTTCAAGAGATGGTAATACTATTGATTTAGTATCAACATCTGATTGATATTCTTCTGTATAAATATCTAATCCATAGTTTTGGCTACCTTGTAGTATAGTACATACAACATCATAACCTTTTGATTGTAGATATTGATAATGCTCTTGAACTCTTTTTGTAATAGCGTCATCTCTCTTTTTTCTTTCATATAAAGCTTCTTCATATTCTAAAATCATATTACCGTCTCACTTTCTTTTTATTTATTTTTCTTATCTATATATATTATATTATATTTTTTTATTAAAGTCAACAGAAGATCTTAAATCTCCCTTGACAAAACAAAAAATTTATGATAAAATATTTTTAGAAAAGGTCAAGAATGATTAAATATTTTAATTGGTTTAACAAATAAGAAAGGAGCGCGGAGGCATGGATCAAGAGAAAAAAGGTCCCGTAAAATTAGACTATACATTAAAAACAGCAAAAGAAAGAGCCGAATTTGTTGCGCAGCTACCTGAGGAACAGTTAAAAAGTAAAAAATATATTGAAATATTAGCAGATTATATAATCTCAGCAATGACTAAAGAAGAAAAGAAAAATAGAGAAATATTAACAGACAATAGAATGGTAACAATAAATAAAAGAGAAACATCATATCAAGGATTAGTAAGTAAATTTGAAAATGGAGAAGATGGATTATATAACCTTATGATTAATGATAAAAATGTATTATTAACTCCTAAGGTATCTATTACAGAAAAAGATATTGCGGAAATACCTGCTTTAAAAGCATTAAGAGAGAGTATTGAAGCAGTTGAAAAAATGGTTCAAGCAGCAACCGGAAAAAGAAAATTTCTTTTAAAGAAACAACTTATAGAAATGCATCAAGAGCAATATATAATTAAAAACAATTACAGACAAACTAGTTTAACTCCCAGTGGCGGAAATGGAAATGCTATTAAGAATTTAACTAGTGCTGATTTAAGTGAAAATATAACAATAGATGAGAATGGAGAGCCAACTAGTGATGGTTTAATTAATTTCTTTAATTGGAATCATATCTCTGCATTATTATGTAATTATAGTGCATTGAAAGAAGATTGTTGGGGAAAATTCAGTAGTGATTTATGGTATGCTATGTTAGATTTAGATAATTTAGTAGAAGCAACATTAAATAATGATAAATACCAATTATATTATAAATTACTAATTTATAAAATAGATGGAAAACAAAATGTAGAAATACAAGAGCTATTAGAAAAAGAATTTGGTATGACTCATTCTGTAGAATATTTATCGTCTTTATGGCGTAATAAAATTCCTAAGATGATTGCGGAAACAGCTAAAGAACAATATTTAGAATGGCATTTTACATATAAAGAAAAAGGAAAATGGAAAAAATGTACTAGATGTGGAAAAACTAAATTAGCTACAAATAGATTCTTTTCTAAGAATAGTACTTCTAAAGACGGATGGTATAGCATCTGTAAACAATGTAGAAATGAAAAAAGTGCAGAAATGCGTAAAAATAAAACTAAGTAGAAGGAGGTGCGGAAATGGCTAATAAATTATGTCAAAAATGTGGAAAAATGCTTGATGAAGATACTCAATTTTATACTTATAAAGACGGTACTAAAACAGAAATGTGTAAAAAATGTCTTACTATGCACATTGACAATTTTGACGAAAGTACTTACTTATGGTTATTAGAAAAAATGGATGTGCCTTATATTCCTGAAGAATGGAACGTATTAAGAGAAAGAGCTTATGCAAAAAATCCAAACTTAAATGGAATGTCTGTATTTGGTAAATACTTATCTAAAATGAAATTAAAACAATATAAACAATATGGATGGGCAGATACAGAGAAGTTAAATGCTCTTAATGATGAAAGAAGAGCAGTACAAAAAGAAGAAAGAGAAAAATTTGAAGAAGAAATTAAAAAGCAATTTGAAGCAGGAGAAATTGGAGAAGCAGAATATAAAACTATGATAAGTGCGGAAACGCAGAATAAAGATTATATGTCGCGTCCAGTAGCTCCACCAGAGTTTCCACAAGATAAATATTTTAGTGAAAATAGTGAAATAGTTCAAGAGCAAATGGATAGCTTAATTTCCGAATTAACACAAGAAGATAAAAAAGTATTAGCTATGAAATGGGGAGCTTTATACAGACCTGAAGAATGGATTGAACTAGAAAAAGATTATAATAATATGATGAATTCATTCGATATTCAAGATGCTGATACAATTAATACTTTAATATTAATTTGTAAAACAAACCTTAAAATGAACCAAGCATTAGATGCAGGAGATATTGAAGGTTATCAAAAATTATCAAAAGTATCTGAATCTTTAAGAAAATCTGCTAAGTTTACAGCGGCGCAAAACAAAGAACAAAAAAATGATTATGTAGATTGTGTTGGTGAGTTGGTAACAATGTGTGAAAAAGATGGATTCATTCCTAGATTTGAAACAGATATACCACAAGATAAAGTAGATTTAACTTTAAAAGATATGGAGAATTATTTATATAAGTTAGTTACTCAAGATTTAGGATTTGGACAACAAATAGAAGACGCATTAAAGAAAATTCAAATTCAAAAAGAAATGAATGAAAATGTTGAAGATATATTAGAGGATGATGATCCTACTACTCTAATAGACCAAGACTACGAGGAGTTTTATAATAGCGTTAATGAGCAAAAGGAACAAGATAAAACACTTGGAGATGAGGAATAATGGCATTAGCAGATTTAATGGAATTATCCTTAAACTCTAACACTAAAAAAGTAGGATTATCAGAAGAAAGAATAAAAGCACAAAAGGAACTTTTAAGAAAATATATAGCGTATTGGCGCGAATATCCTGATATGTTTGTAGATTTTTTATGTGGTAGCAACCCAGAAAATTTCCACCTATTCTTTTATCAAAGAATGTTTTTAAGGGCGGTAATGCGTCATAGATATGCTTATGCGACTTTCCCTCGTGCTTATTCTAAATCATTTTTATCAGTATTGGTATTAATGTTAAGATGCGTTCTTTATCCTGGTTCACATTTGTTCGTTACAACAGGTGGAAAGGAACAGGCTGCGGGAATCGCTAGAGAAAAAGCAGAAGAAATCTGTAAATTAATTCCAGGAATGAGAAATGAAATTGACTGGTCAAGAGGTGCAACAAAAGCATCTAAAAATATGGTTGAATATATATTTAAAAATGGTAGTAAATTAGATATTATGGCCGCACAACAAAGTTCTCGTGGTAAGCGTGCTACCGGGGGTCTAATGGAGGAATGTATCCTTATTGACCAAACACTATTAAACGAAGTTATAATTCCTACCATGAACGTAGACCGTCGTCTTTCGGATGGATCGAGACAAGAAGATGAAGTTATTAACAAAAGTCAAATTTATGTAACAACAGCTGGTTGGAAAAATTCATTTGCCTATGAAAAGTTAATACAAATCTTAATCCAACAAATTACAGAACCTGGTCAAGCAATAGTTCTTGGAGGAACATGGCGAGTTCCTGTTATGGAAAAATTATTAAGAAAATCATTTATTGAAGAATTAAAACTAGATGGAACATACAACGATGCTTCGTTTGCGCGTGAATATGAATCTGAATGGAGCGGAGATGCGGAAAATGCTTTCTTCTCTGCAGAACGTTTTGACAAACATAGAGTTTTATTACAACCTGAATATGAATTTAGTGGAAGAAGTAGTAAAAGTGCATATTATATACTTGGTATAGACGTTGGTCGTAAGGGATGTACTACCGAAGTTTGCGTATTTAAGGTAACGCCGCAAGCACAAGGAACTTCCTTGAAGACTCTTGTTAATTTATATACTTGGGATGAAGAGCATTTTGAAGCTCAAGCAATAAATATTAAAAGATTGTATTATAAATATAAATGCCGTACTGCGGTTATCGATGCCAACGGTCTAGGTATAGGTCTTGTAGACTTTATGGTAAAAGACCAAATAGATCCAGAAACAGGGGAATTATTACCAAACTTTGGTGTTGAAAATGATGATGAAGGTTTTTATAAAAAATTTAAAACCGCTGATACTGAACCTGATGCTATGTATTTAATAAAAGCTAATGCGCCAATAAATACAGAGGCTCATACTTATGTTCAAACTCAATTATCTAGTGGGAAAATAAAATTTTTAATAGATGAAAATCAAGCAAAAGTAAAATTAATGAGTACAAAGTTAGGACAAAATATGGATAATGATAAGAGAGCAGAATATTTAAAACCTTTTACTTTAACAACTATTTTAAGAGAGCAAATGTTAAACTTAGTTGAAGAAAACGAAGGTGTTAATATTATTTTAAAACAAGCGTCAAGAAGTATTAAGAAGGATAAATTCTCTGCTTTTGAATATGGTTTATACTATATCAAGCAGGATGAAGATAGAAAGAAAAAAAGGAAAAAAAGAAACATTGCAGATATGATGTTCTTCGGACACTAAAGTTGCTTCTTATTGGGCAACTTTAGCTTATCCAACCATGAAGAATTTAATATTATATTAGAAATATTTCGAGGAAATATTTTTTGGTATATCGTCATATCTTTATAGAGGAGGCGAAAATATGCGTGCAAGTCGTGGTGAAATAAAAATAGAAGAAATATTACAACAAGCAGGAATTCCTTTTCAAGAGGAGTATTCATTCCCTGATTTGCTAAGCTCAACTGGTCATCCACTAAGATTTGATTTTGCAATATTTGATGATGAAGGAGAACTTGAGTTCTTAATAGAATATCAAGGTATTCAACATTATCAAGCAAAAAGTAAATTTGGTGGTTATACAGGTTTGCGCAAACAACAGCTAAATGATATGAGAAAGCGTGAATATTGTAGAAAACATAATATAATTCTTATAGCAATACCTTATACAGACGAAGGTCGAATTACATATGATTATATTATGAATGCTTATTATGAACTGGGCGGTTACTAATAAACTTGACAAGATTCAATATTTATGATATACTATAAAAGAAAAAGGAAGAAAGGTAAGGTGTCGATTTTGATAAATAGAAAAGAAGAAATTAAGAAAAAAGGTTTCTCTATCGCTCTTGCGAGTGACACCAGAGCAACTCAAAGTCCTTTTGAAAACGTTGACTTTTCAAAAATTAAAGTTGGCGCAAAAACTTTAGACGATGCAATTTATACCTTAGGAGATCTAAAGAGAATAGATAAAACATTAGCAGATAAAAAAGAAATATTAAGAGCTATGCACACTTGTGATTATGCTAAATTAAGAGATGTATCAAATTTCTTTTATAAAACAAGTGGTATATATTCAAGACTTTGTCGTTATATGGCATACTTATACAGATACGATTGGATGGTTACCCCATATATAAATGCGGAAGATGCAAAAACAGAAGATAAAGTATTGGATAAATTTTATGATGTATTATTATATCTTGATAATTTTGAAGTAAAAAAATTCTTTGGAGAAGTTGCTTTAAAGGTTATTAGATATGGATGTTATTATGGATATCTAATTCCTGGAGTAAAAAGAATGAATGTCCAAGAGCTACCTGCTAACTATTGTCGTTCTAGATTTATGGTTAATAATCGTCCAGCAATAGAATTTAATATGAAGTTTTTTGATGATTATTTTAGAGATACAACTCAAAAAATTAAAATGTTAAATTTATTCCCAAAAGAATTTAAAAAAGGTTACATTATGTATAAAGAAGGTAAATTACCACCTCAATTCGCAGGAGATACAAGCGGTTGGTATTTACTTGATCCAGAATTTGCTTTTAAATTCAATATTAATGGGGAAGATTTTCCAGCCTTTATTTCTGTAATTCCAGCAATTATAGATTTAGATGAGGCAAAAGAATTAGACCGTAAGAAAATGGCTCAAGAATTATTAAAAATTATAATTCAAAAAATGCCATTAGATAAGAATGGCGACCTAGTATTTGACGTTGATGAAGCCGCACAATTACATAATAACGCAGTTAATATGTTAAGTAAGGCTATTGGTGTAGATGTATTAACTACATTTGCAGAAGTTGATGTTGAAGATATGGATAGCGACAGGTCTAGTGCGTCAAGAGACGATTTAGAGAGAGTTGAAAGAACTGTTTATAATGAAGCAGGTGTATCTCAAATGCAGTTTAATACTGATGGAAATATTGCTCTTGAAAAATCTATATTAAACGATGAAGCATCTTTATATAATTTAATTACACAATTTGAGCAATTCTTAAATGTTATAATTGACAAATTTAATAAACAACCTAAGAAATTCTATTACAGATGTCAAATATTAACAACAACTATTTACAATTACAAAGAAATGGCTAAATTATATAAAGAACAAATGCAAATAGGTTTCAGTAAAATGTTACCTCAAATTGCATTAGGACAATCTCAAAGTTCTATCTTAGCAAATGCTTATTGGGAAAATGATGTCTTAGATTTAATTAACGTATTTATCCCACCATTAATGTCTAGTACAATGAATGCGGAAGCTCTTGCTATGACAGGAAATAAGGAGGCTAAAAAGGCTATAGGCGGAGAAGGAGAAAATCCTGAAGGCGGTAGACCTACTAAAGAGTCTCAAGGAGAGACTGTTTCGGATAAAACTATCCAAAATAAAGAAAGTCAGAATTAGAAAATAGGACAAAAACTAATAATAAGAAACCACGTTATTTTATATTATTATAAGTGGAAGAAAATTATTAAGAAAGGAAAGATGATATATGATGCATCAATCAATTGCGACAATTGATTCTCCTGAGTTTATTAATTTACAACCGCTAGAAATTAATCCGCTAATGAGTAGCTGTGAAATCAAGGTATTATATCTTGGTCAAAACAGAAATCATAGTTATATAACCAAAGACGTAGCTACTGAGATGGCGAAGACTCTAAGAGGAGCTCCAATTGTTGGATACTACAAAGAAGAGAAAGAAGATTTTGCAGACCACGGTGAAAAAATCATCTTCGATGATGAAGGTGTCAAATTTGAATGCATGACAAAACCTTATGGATTTGTCGCACCAGACGCAAAAGTTTGGTTCCAAAAATTTGAAGATACTGATGAGTTTGGTAATATAGTAACTAGAGAGTATTTAATGACTACTGGTTATTTATGGACAGGTCAATTTGAAGAAGTAAAATCTGTCATTGATAAAGGTAAACCTCAATCAATGGAATTAGATGAAGAAACTTTAGATGGACACTGGTCAACTGATAGCAAATCAGGCATGGATTTTTTCATTATAAATGATGCGATATTTTCGAAATTATGTATTTTAGGTGACGATGTAGAACCTTGCTTCGAGGGCTCAAGCATTACCGCACCAGAAGTAAGTACTTCATTCACAAAAATAGATGATAATTTTAAGAAAACATTGTACACTATGATGCAAGATCTAAAATTTGCATTAGAAGGAGGACAAAAGATGATTATAGATGAAGCTGAAACAAAAGTAACAGAACCTGAAGTTGTTGAAACTGAAGCTGAAGCTACTGCTGAAGAAACATCTACTGAAACTGAAATCGCTGAAGAAACTGAAGTTGCAACTGAAGAAGAATCTACTGTTGAAACTGAAGAAAGTTCAGAAGATAAGGACACAGAAGATCAATCTGTTTTAGCAGAAAATGATAATTCTATAGAAGATCAATCTAGTCAAGAAAACTTTACTAAAGCAGATGACAAAGATGAAGACGAAGAAGAAGAATCTAAAGACGCAGATGCTGAAGATGAAGATTCTGAATCTGAGGATGATGAAGACGAAAAAGATAAGAAAAAATCTTATGCTTTATTAGAGTCTGAATTAGCAGAAACTAAAGCAGCTTACACAGATCTTGAACAAAAATATCAAGTTCTTGTTGAGTTTAAAAAACAAATCGATGATGAAAAGAAAGATGCTTTAATCAATAGTTTCTATATGTTGTCTGACGAAGATAAGGCAGATGTTATCGAGAATAAATCAAATTATTCATTAGATGAAATCGAATCTAAACTTTCTGTTATTTGCGTAAGAAAGAAAGTAAATTTTGATTTAGAGGACACTTCTAAAGAAGAAGAAGAAGAAGTAGACAAAGACGTTATGACTTATACAGTAAATGATAACGAAGGTAGTTCTACACCAGCGTGGATCGCTGCACTAAAGAATACTAGAGATAGTAGAAAATAATATTAAGGAGGAAAGACAATGGCAAAAATTGAAAGAATTGGTTACGGACAAGTTGAACCAAATCATTTATCAGCTCAAAGAACTGCACAAATCTATGCTCAATTACCATGTGAAGATAAAATTGAAGTATTAGAAAATGGTCAATTCGTAAAATATG